GACAGGGACAATAACTTTTTAGAGGAAGAAGAGGCATGGGAAGATTTAGATCTTTTTTAAATAATTATTCACCTTTTGTCACTCGGGCTAAAGCACAACAGATTGCTACCATAGCGGCTGAAAGGGCTCGAATGGATGAGCGGGGTTGGGATACTCATAAAAGAACAGCTAAAAATGATGCGGCTATTATTGAGTCTGATGACTCTTTTTATTTATATGAGAATGAAGATCCTGCTTTTGTAGAGAGTATAATTAAAGAAGGTAAGATTAGTAAAGATCAGCTTAGAAAAGTGGCTGAGTCATTTTCTGGTGGTGCCATAGATGGGATGCGACGAGTACGGTATTATCAAACTCTTGAAGAGTTATGGATGATGCAAGATATTGTTAATAAGAAATACCACACTGATCCACATTGTAAAAGTATTATCGATAACTGGGTTGCTTATACCATGGGCCGAGGGATGAAATTAAATATTGATAATCCTAAAGTGGATGAGTGGATCGCCCAATTTCGCAAGATCAATAAAATGGCTACAAGAGAGAAGGACTTTGCTCGAGCTATATTTAAAGACGGTGAGTTATTTGTGGCTTATTACTATAACTCAAATACAGGTCATTATAAGATTAGGAGAATACGTCCCAGAGAAATTGTAGATATTGAAACTCACCCCGAAGATGTAGAGACCTTATTCTCTTACCATTGGCAATATGAGCAATCATATATCGGATCAGAGCAAGCTTATAATCATGATATGTGGATTCAAGATATTGACTATGAGGATTATAAGAAAGAGGGTGGTTATTTTGCCGATAAATCATCCAAGCATACGGCTGAGAAGAATATGCTCATCCAGTTTATGAAATTCAAGACTGATCTGGAGATACGAGGTAGAGTTCCCTTACAACCTGTACTTAGGTATATTAAATATTATGAGGATTGGTTGATTGACCGGGTAAGACTTAATCATGAGCGGGCTAAGGTGGTTTGGATAAAAGAGATACGAGGCCGCACGGGAGAGACTACTAAAAGAGCCCGGAAGGCGCCTAAGGGTGGGGTTATGTTGGTAGAAACAGAGAATGTAAAATACCGGATTGAAAGTTCAAAACTTTCTGCTAATGATGCTAAAGAAGATGGACTCCATATTCTTTATGCTGTAGGAGCTGGAACTTTCCTACCCTTGCATATCTTAGAACAACGAGGTGATCGTCAAGTTTATGCCTCTATTAAAAAATCTGATACTCCTTTTGCTCAGGCTATTGAAGCTTTTAGGGGTTTCTTTGCGGAGAACTTTGAAAAAATGTATAGACAAGCTATACAAGGGGCAGTGAAGGCTAGAAAATTACCGGAAACTGTTGAAGTACCCGATTATACGGCCGAGCAAATTGTTGAAGTATTTGATCTCATTAATAAAAAGGTTGTAGAAAGTGAATCAATTGAAGATGCATCCATTGAGGAGATTGTAGAAGCAGTTAAAGCTACTAAAAAGGACAAGATTAAAAAGAAGACAATTAAGACAATTGATGTGCCCTTGGGCATTGAGTTTCCCGAGGTTATTCGAGAGGATCCAAAATTACAAGCTCAGGTATTTCAGATTCATCAACAAATGGGTATTGCTAGTATGACTACCCTTGCAGCCAAAGCTGGATATAATTGGAGAGTTGAATTAGCAAATATGATAAAAGAGAAAGAGGCCCTGGATGAGGCTGGTATTTCATTACCTGAGCCCGTAAAAGGGAATTCCTCTCCCGATAACTTAGATAAATCCGGTAATAGTGATAACCCTCCCAGCAATGATAATAACCCTCCAAATGATCAAACTAAGGGAGGTAACAATGCTAAAAACTGATGGGTTGATGATCACTGATCCTGAGGAGGATAATAATGAAGGAGATTTAGAGTATGAGTTTTCCTTATTGATTGTTAAAGTAAAGGGTGATAAACTTCCGACTATCCTGGATCTAACTCAAGATGAAGAATTGCACCTAATGGTTATTAACTATTTAGCTAATAAAATGAAAGGATCTTCTGATGGCTCGTAGAAAAAGAAAATCTAGTAAAAGAAAAAAGTCTAAACGATCTAAATTAAATGGAGTAAAAGGTAAAAAACGATTTGGTAAATCTAATGGTCGTTGGAAAGGAGGGGGATCAAAATCTTACCGTAGGAGAGTGACCAAAGCTAAAAAAGGTGAGATAGTTCATCATAAGGATAAGAATAAAAAGAACAATAAGTTAAGTAATTTTCAAAAGATGTCCCGTAGTAAGCATAATAAGATGCATCCCGAAAAGGGAGGCCATAATAAAAAGCGGGGACGAAGAGGACGAAGAAAATGAGTAATATCCGAGATTATACTCCCGAGCAACGAGAAAAAATAAAACAGGTGGTAAATCAGGAGTTAGAGAAGTCTTTTGACATAAATAAATTTGGTAAAGGAACTCCTCTTTGGATGAACCTTTTATTTATATTGCAGAAATTTAACGAAGGAAATTACTATGGTACTATCGAGATCAAGATCTTAGGTACCGCATGTAATGATGCTAAGGAAAAGGAAAGAACCCATAAAATGATGGAAATCTTCACAGATCCTTGACATTACCAAATCTTCCCTAGTATATTGATAGGGATATCTCACTTAGAAAATAATAATTTTCTCTAACTATCACACTATGAAAAACACAAAAAAGGGGACCTTACTTCTGGATATCCAAGAAGGTGAAGATCCTACTCCTGAGGTTGAGATCTTCGAAAAAGAGGATAAAATCCGACTTGGGGTGGGAGTTAAGGTTCTTGAGGCTGATAAAGCCTCAAATGTTAAGAAGTTAGAGGTTAAGCTAATCCAACAGGGTTGGTCTAAGAATGGCTTTTACTACTCTAAAGAAGTGGCCGAATCCGTTGCCGATCTTATTAAACAACGCCGTAAGATGTATATGGATCATGATATGTGGTCGGGTCCTTCCAGATCTTGGAAAGATGTTACGGCAATGGTTACTGATGCCTATGCTCAAGATGGTGCAAGTTATGCTATTGTTGAAATGGTAGGCAACCCTAATACCGAATGGTTATATGATATAGCTAAACGATATGAAGGTGAGGTTGGGGCATCCATTGATGCTAGGGTGAAAGTTCGAGAGGCTAATCCCGAGAAAGACCCGGGCATTACTTCTGAGAATGCCATGAGACGTAAATATGTTGTTGAAGAAATTGTTTTCCTCAATAGCACAGATTTTGTAACATATGCTTCGGCTGGGGGAGAAGTAACAGATATACTTGCTTCCATGAACGAGCAAAATACAAAAAAATACACTCCGGAGAAGATTGTCGCTTCTCTTGAGGAATTGACTCAAAAAGTCGAAAAGCTTAACCAAACAGAAAACAAGGAGAACCAAAACATGGATCTTACAAAGGCAAAACTTTTGTCCGAACATAAAGACCTTGTCGAATCTTTGAGAAGCGACTTCAAGGCTGAATTAGCGAAAGATACAGAGTTCATGAATTCAGTGAAAGAATCGGTTCGAAAAGAACTTGAACAGGAATATGTTGAACAGACCGAAAGTGAAAAGAAAATCAATGACCTGAAAGACCAGGTTAAAACACTTGAGTCTGAGAATAAGACCTTAGAGGAAGAAAGAGATACTCTTAAGGTTAAAGTTGATGAGTATCAGACCAAGGAGGCTATGGCCGCTAAAAGGGATACCATTGATAAATTAATTAAAGAGGCTGAGCTACCTGAAGAGGCTATCTCAGATATCTTTAAACAAGACTTGATGAAACTCAAAGAAGAGGAAGATATTAAGTCTCGTATCAAAGACCGTAAAGCTTTGATTGGTGCTCAAGAGGCTCAGATTAAAGGTAATGGCCGTCGTAAAGAGGGTGATACCAAGGACCACCAGGAAAGTGAAACGGTTGTTGTTAATGATGATGACTTAGTAAGCTCGATAAAGTCAGAAGCTTAATCATCAACCACGCATAAAATAATAACACCTTAAGTTACTAGGAGTAATAAATGGACATTCAAGCTAAAGATATCCGGTATTATGGGGATAAACTTCTGGGGGTAATAACCCTGGAAAAGCTTACTGCCACAGATAATATCCAGGTTGGTGACTTCTTAAAGTTAACCACAGGCAAAGTTGAAAAAGTGACTGCTGCCACGGATGACGCTACCTTTGTCGGGATTGCTTTGACTCGCTCAGATGACGCGGATGGTCCCCAATATATAGAGGTACTGATGGAAGGTATGATTGTTGTACCCGCTACGGCTGCTGCCTATAATTTTGGAGATCCATTGACAGTAGATCCATCAACCGGAACTGTTGTCACGGATGGGGGAGTTAATACATTCTGTCATGCATGGGAAACTGCTCCCGCAGGTACCACAGAGTTAAAAGTAAAAATTGATGTAGACGATCTACAGAAATTGTTTGCTGTTAACGCTTAAGCTATTAAACTATAATAAAATAATAGGAGTAATAATATGCCTACTAAAGACGGCGCAATCAAAAACCTCGTTGAGAAATACACCGATCACGAGGGTGCTGGTAAAGTAGCAGGGTATAAAAAAGCCGCTGAGCATATTGATAGATTAATGGTTGCGGGGAAGTTAAGTCCCGATGATTTTTCTATTCGAAGTATGTATGAGCAATTGGTTGATACACCTCTGGGTAGTGATGCTGCCCATGTTGCTGAGGCAATCAATTCTTCGGCTTTCCCCGTACTTACCACACGAATTATTCACCGAGGATTAATTCAACAATATAATATGGCCGTTGGCGATATTCAGGAATTAGTCCGGGAAGAAGATGCAACTAAGACCGATTGGGAACTGGTTGCTGGTTTTGAAGCTGGCGATACCGAGCCCCTGTTGAGGCGACAAGGTATGGCTTATGAAGAAACAAGCTTTGGGGCAAAAAATTGGAGAATTTCAATGGCCGACTTTGGTCGTATGATTTCTCTTACCCGAGAGGTTATCTTTGAAGACCGCACGGGAGAGGTTCTCCGTAGAGCCCGGGATATTGGCCGATCAGCTGGTCAACATAAAGCTAAAATGATTCTTCAAACTATTGAAGGTTCTCCTCGTACTGCTTTTGAGGAAGATAG